TAGCGTTCTCTTTTGCTTGTAAATCTAGTTCTCTTGCTCTTAATGCAGCAATTGGGTCGTTATCAAACTGTGAAGTAATCTTTTTCTCTTCGTTTTTAAAGTCTTCCATCATTTCAGACACTAAAATTGCTTTTCTACCTTCAATTTTCTCTGTTAGCATACGCATTTCTTGTTGAACTTGCGGATTTTGCATCGCCATCTGTTGCATTTGCGCTAATTTAGGTAATTCTTCTCTAAATTCTATCTCAATTTGCTCTTGTGCCATCAAACTTATGTGTTCAAGTATGTTTTTTTGTATTGCAGCACCAATTACCGGTGAATTTTTTACCATATTCGTTTCCATAAAGTTTAAATGCGCTGTAATGTGTGCTTGGTGGTCTTGTCCAGGAAATGCTTGAAAAGGTTTACCAGCTAACGCATCAATATGTTCTAATGCTGGGTCCTTTGGCATTGGTTGCTCTGGTTTTTTTAAAATTACATCGATATCTTTTACACCTAACGCCTCATACATGTTTCTATAAACTTCGTATTGATTGTGAATCGCAGGATTAGAAGCTGCCAGTTGCATCTCCGTTTGAGCGAGTGATATCCGCTGCGTTTGAGAAAATATATTAGGGTCCGCAACTGGCAATATATCTATTCGGTCGTCGAAATCAGTTTGTTTGATTTGCCTTTGACCGCCAACAACATCATACGGATAAACTGGAGGTAAGTAAAGTTTAAAAACTCTCGCCATTAAACCAAACTCACGTTTCATAGAAGCATATAATCTTTTATGAATTGCTGACATTGTTCTAGATCCACGTTCTAAGAGTGCAACAGTTGTTCCAACCGCTGCTTGTTGGTTACCCTCTCCTACTTGCAAGTCCGCTATGGATGCAAATCTTTGTCCTGCTTGTACCACGACACCCATTAAATTTAATAATGTGCCTGATGGTTCTTTGAAAGGTAAAGGCATAAATGCATCTCGTAAGTTTCCTCCAGGTGCATCGACGTCTCTAAACTCTCCAGGTTGAATTGGTTGTGCTTCATCTCGCATCTTGATG